TTATAAATTGAAAATCTTTGAGATTTTATTTGGCAAAGAAGCATCGTAACCTGGAATAGCATGACCATAAAGATCTAAAGTGTGGCTGGCTCTGCTATGCCCTAATCGTTTAGATACTTCCAAAAGTGGTATACCGTTCGCCAATAATTGTGTTGCATGCGTATGACGAAGTACGTGGAATTTTTTATGCGGTACTGAAGCTAATAATAAAATACTTTTCCAGGCTCTTTCGATTTGGTTAGGACGTAATGGAGTTCCATTTTTGCTTTGAAAAATATAGCCATCAAAAGAAACGATTTTCCCACTGTTAAAACGTTTTTTTAGGTCAGAGGATAAATCCCTCGTGATTGTGATTTCTCTTTCTCCAGCGGCCGTTTTTGGCGGTGTATCGACCATTTTGCCATTTATATCTTGCAGGCTGTTGTTGATCACAACATAATCATCAAATACACATTTTCGTTTTAGTCCTAAAACTTCTCCAAGTCTCATGCCGGTGTTGATTGTTAATAAAAATAATAAATAATACCTTCTATAGGTGGAATTAGTTTTTAATACCTCTGATATTGCTTGCAGTTCTTCGCTTTTGAATATTTCTATTTTGGGTTTCGATACTTTAGGCGCTGGTATGGCATTCATAATATTCTTTTTTACTAGCTCTAGTATATGTGCTTTAGTTATAGCTGCTTTCAACAGTTTATGTATTTTGTTTTTGCTGCTATCTGACATTTTAGGAAGATTATTATAGAAATATTGTACCTGCCTAGCATCTAATTCCTGAAGTAATATGCCGGAGATGGGTTCAATATGTCGAGCCGTTTGCATATACCGAATTAAGGTTTTTGCTCTTATATTTGGTGCACAGTAAGTGCTCAGATATTCAAGGACCCACTCACCTACAGTTATGTTAGATTTAGGAATATAGGTATTGTTGTATAGATCTAACTTTATTTGGGAAAGCCACATATCAGCTTCGTCAGAACTGTCGAAACGTTTGGATATTCTTTTACCTAAAGCATCCGTGATATAGGCTCTGTATTTCTTTCGCTTTGGTTCATAAACAATGCTTCCAGCGCCATTTCTGTTACGTTTTGGCATAAAAAAATCAGCTCCTTTACTGTAATTTGAGTATGCAGTAGCAGAGCTGATGTGCTATAATATCTATAGTAATCAGCTCGCTTGCGACGAAGTTGGGCAATTACGTTGACCGTTCGGTGTTGGTAGCACCGGGCGGTCTTTTTTCTCATTTGCTGTTTAATGCGTTTACTATTTTTATAAACTTATCTGCAGAAATGGCGCCGGCAAGATATTGTTGTTTAAAGCGGTCGACTTCTGCAGGGATACTCTGTTTAAAAGTTTCGGCCTTTTCCGCATTAAACATAGGAAGTGGTGGTAAAAGGCCCAACTCTGCTGCTAATTTGTAGATATGCTTGCAGGGACCGCGCTGGGCATTAAAATCAAAACAAGTACAGTGGTTGAGTGTAACTTCGTAAAGTTCTCCGCTAGAGCCTGAAATTTTAGCAGTTTGGCGTTGCGCATCAATGCTCACTATATTCTTGTTCTTTATTTGCTTCGCAGTATTGATGCGTTTAATTTGGTCTATTTTACTGTGGATAGAGGCATCCCAATTACCGAAAGTCATTATAAACACCACCTAAAAGGTACAAAATTATACTATTTTAAATAGTCCCGTAAATCTATAAAAATTTGTTCTTGATCCTTTATTCCCAAACAGTGCCCATATTTTAAAAGTTTTAAAAATTCATCTGCATGAGCATAGTATTGCGTTAATTTAATGGCTTTACAATGATTGTAAGTAAATACATCAAAGCATATACTCCCATACGTATATTTTGATTCTATACGTAATGTAGTTTCTGTTGGTGATGGGATGTATGAAGGCAGATAGGTCCATTTATTATTTGTGGAGCTATGGACTTGTAATGCTATAGTTGCATGCTTGCCTACATTAGCCCAAATATCTTTTCTATAAATTTCTGGATTGTTATTATAAAATATTACACCTACATCAAATTGATATTCGGCGCCCTGGGTCCATGTTTTATAAGTTTGGCCATTGTCTTTATAAGTAGTATATTTAATATCTAAATAATCTCTGTGAAACTCTCCAACCCCAAAAGCCCAACCTTCTGCAAAGCCGTTTTTAAATGTAGCCAGTAACTCAAGAGATCTTTTTATATTAGGCGTTTGTAGTATTTTTAGTTCCCGTGCAAGCCTATAAATATGTCCGCAGGGCAAGCTTCGGTTTTGAAAATCTTCACAAGTACAAGAAATTAAAGTTGTTTTATAACCTTCTTCGGTAATGCCACTAAGATTAGCTCTATCAATTCGACCTTTGAATGTATTAGGATTAACTCCGTTTTGTCGTCCATCCCAACGGCGTACTTGATCTGGCGATATGTGCATATGTAAATTCCAATCGTCCCATTTAGTTATAATCATCAAAAACTACTCCTAAAATTTATTTATGCCTTTGTGCTTCTATTTCGTCAACACAAAGGTTCTTACCACAATCTTTTTCATAATGCTCCTGCTCATGCAGGTAAGTTTTCATGTTGGATTCCCTCGTTAAGCGGGCATTCAAGATGAAAATTGCCTCTCCATCAATATCTTCTCTAACAAAGCCTCGAACGTCGTGAGGCAAGTCATATAAGATAGTTCTACTCATTCGCCTTCCTCTTTGGCTTTTTGGTAATCAATAAATTTCATAACTTCTTTAATGCTTTCGGGTTTTAGTTTTTTGGTAGCGTCAAATAACACTTTGTATTGAGGATTATCATAAATTTCCTGTGCCATTTTTGCTGCTTCAGGATTGAGGTAATAGGTTTGGTTTTCTTTATTATTTTCCCACCCCATTAGATAACCTGGAGTTACATTTAGAGCTTTCGCAATTATTTGAACTTGGTTTATAGGAACTTTTTTGATGAATCCGGTTTCGTATCTTTGAAGAGTAGATTTGTTGATGCCTGTTAAATCCGAAAGTTCCTGATAGGATAGACCAAGTTCCAATCGCCGAAGTTTAATTTTTTCAATTAGTTCTGTTAATTCTTTTTCGCTCATTGTAAAAACCTCTCTTTGCTGCTTAGACCAATAATAACATAAATGCAACGGAAAGTAAAACAAAAATATAAAAAACGTTGCATTTGTGCTTGACTTTTGAATTATGTGCTGTTATCATAACCTTGTAGCATAAATGCGACGAAGGGGAGCAAAGGAAGTGATATTAGATGAACTTAGCAAAGCTACGCGGTGCTCTAGCTGAAAAAGGCATAACGCAGAGGGAACTGGCTAAAAAACTTGGCCTGACGACCAAAAGTGTAAATGCAAAACTTAATGGACGCTGTAAAATTTCAGTAGATGAAGCTGCCTCAATGAGCAAAATACTAAAGTTGAAAGAACCTAGCACAATTTTTTTTGATTGATTTGTTGCATAAATGCAATAAAAGAAAAGGAGAATGAGTTCATGAAGTTTTCAGGAATTAAAGAATATGCCAATTCTCGTGGACTTGCATATTCTACCGTTTATGCAATGTGCCGAGATGGAACACTTCCGGCAGTTAAGATAGGACAGCGGCATAAAATTGAAGTCGAAGGCGCTGATCGTTATTTTAATGAACAAATCGAACTTCGACAAAAAAAGTTACAAAAATTAAAATGCCCAATTGTTATTTCTAAGCATAAACGCCGTGATGGCGGCGGGTATTTAGATCAATTGAATTTGATGCGAAAGGAGGTGAAATAGCTAATGCCGGAACAACTGCCTACGGAAATATTTAATTTGATATCAGACAGATCTACACAGATAAAGGGCTTAAACTCATACGCTAAAGCGATTCAGGCTGTTTCTGGTAAAATTCCAGCTCATATTTTAGATGATTTAATTGAATCCCTAAGGTCTTTTAATAGCGGCATAGAATGTTTAGAACTCGAGTTGGATAATAATGGTTATTCCTTTGATGACTTAGCTTATCTGACGGCTATAGTCGATGCTGCAGAGAGGAACAAAAGTCGTGCTGGGGGGGAGGAAACACCGTGAAAACACTAGGGATTTATATTTGGTACTTTTTTGCTGAGAGTGAAATTTTCCCTAAGATCCTGATAGCAGTATCACTGGTCATCTTTGGGATGTTTTTAGAAAGGGCGTGGTGAGATGTGGAAAGAGTTAGGTTATCAAATTGCGGTAATTGCTATTGGGACTTGGGCCGGTGTATTTTTCGGGTTATGGCTCTGGTGCAAGGTTGCTGGAATGAATTAAAGAAAAGAGCCATCAGCACGGCAATGCTGACAGCTCAGGGTTAATACATTGGTCATGAACAACCTGTATTGACTACATTATAGCATAAATAGAAGGATTGACAATGAATTACGGCTTAAATTTTCCTATTGAGAATTATGCAGCTCTATACATAGCTATAGTAAACAGCGTTGATACGGAGACAGCTTTAGCAAAAGTTATGCCACGAGAATCAGTACATTACAGGTCAAAAGCAGAACGTCGTGAGCTTATTGCGGAAGCTAAAAGTTTAATGGAGCAAGGTATTCGGTTAGAAAGGCAGCCAGCGTCATAGGAGTTAAGCGTCCTACGCTTGTATGGTGGCTGAAAAAAGAAAAGGAGCTATTTCAATGACAGTGAAAATTAACAGTCTCGAACTTGAAAATATCAAAAGGATTAAAGCAGTAAAATTAGTACCTTCGGCGAATGGCTTGACTATTCTCGGTGGTAAAAATGGTCAGGGTAAAACCAGCGTTCTGGATGCGATTGCCTGGGCGCTTGGTGGGGAAAGATATAAACCTTCTGAACCGCAGCGACAAGGATCTGTTACTCCGCCAATTCTGCATATAGAGTTATCTAATGGGCTTATAGTTGAGCGGAAGGGCATTAACGGCAGCTTAAAGGTCATCGATCCGCAGGGAAATAAAGGCGGCCAGCAGATTTTAAATGAGTTTGTAGCGCAACTTGCTTTAGATCTGCCAAAATTTTTGAATGCAAATAATAAAGAAAAGGCCAATGCTCTTTTGCAGATAATAGGGATCGGTGAAAAACTTTACCAGTTGGATGCTGAAGAACAAAGGATTTATAACAGGCGGTATGAAGTTGGACGCATTGCTGACCAAAAGAAAAAGTATGCATCTGAGCTTGAAATGTATCCGGATGTTCCTAAAGAGCTCGTTTCCGCAGCTGATCTAATTAGGCAGCAGCAGGCGATACTTGCCAGGAACGGCGAAAACCAGCGCAAGCGGCAAATGTGCCAGCAGTATGAAGAAGAATTAGCTAAAGCGCAGATTGCTTTTGACGAAGCGAAGAACCGGCTTAAAGAAGCTGAGGCTGCAGTTTCGGTTGCCCGTAAGTCGGCCGCAGATTTACAGGATGAAAGTACGGCAGAATTGGAAGCGAATATCTCTGACATAGATCGCCTGAATATTAAAATCAGGGCCAATATGGACAGGGAAAAGGCTGAAATCGAAGCTGAAGAATATAGCCAGCAATATGATGAACTGACAAAATCGATCGAAGATATTAGAGAGCAGCGCTTAAAGTTGTTGGAAAGTGCAGACCTGCCGCTACCTGAATTGTCTGTTGAAAATGGTGAGCTGGTTTATCGTGGGAATAAGTGGGATAACATGAGCGGCAGTGAGCAGCTTAAAGTAGCTACTGCTATTGTCCGCAAATTGAATCCGAACTGTGGTTTTGTGCTCATGGATAAGCTGGAGCAGATGGATCAGGATACTTTAAATGAATTTGGTAAATGGCTGGAACAGGAACAGCTGCAGGTAATCGCTACACGTGTCAGCAGTGGCAAAGAGTGTTCGGTCATTATCGAAGATGGTTATGTTAAAGAAGATAACAGCCTTCCAGATGAAGGCGCAAAAACATGGAAGAAAGGTGAGTTTTGATGAAGTTTCAAATTACCAGAGGGCTGATTGTAAAGCCGCAAAAAGTTGTAGTTTATGGTCCTGAAGGTATTGGCAAAACTACTTTTGCCGCTGATTTTCCGGATCCGCTGTTTATCGATACCGAAGGCAGTACGAATGTCTATGATGTTGCCAGATTACCGGCGCCGACTTCTTGGACGATGTTACTGGATGAGGTTAGAGAGGTTATCAAAAATCCGACCTGCTGTAAAACATTGGTTATTGATACGATTGACTGGGCAGAACAGCTTTGCGTGGGTCATGTATGTGCTAAAAATGGCAAAAATGGGATCGAGGATTTTGGTTATGGCAGTGGCTATATTTTTGTAAGAGAAGAATTTGGACGCTTTTTAAATCTGCTTTCTGATGTGATCGAGATTGGGATCAATGTTGTTTTAACAGCACATATGCAGATGCGTAAGTTTGAATTGCCTAATGAAGGTGGAAGTTTTGACCGGTATGAGCTGAAGCTTGGCAAAAAGACTTCATCGCAGACTGCTCCACTGGTCAAAGAGTGGGCTGATATGCTGCTGTTTGCCAACTATAAGACTATCGTGATCGCACAGGATAAGGACGGGAAGAAATGCAAGGCCGCCGGTGGTGAGCGGGTGATGTATACGACACATCATCCTAACTGGGATGCGAAGAACAGACAGGATCTACCGGAAGAATTGCCCTTTGATTTTAAAAGTATTCGTGGCTGCCTAGTCTATTCCAATACGGAAGCTTTGCAGCCTGTGTTACAGCCAGTTGTAATGCAACCGGAAACGCTTGCGGCACCGGTTGCTAGTGCCACTGCAATTATAGATACACCTTCTGGGCTAATATCTGTAGATCCGGCGCTTATCCCTGTAACAGCATCAGGTGATACAGTGGCTGTACAAACGCCAAAAGTAATTCCAAGTTATGTGCCAAAAGCATTGGCTGATTTAATGGCGTCGGAAGGTGTAACGCTTGCAGAAATTCAAAAGGTTGTGGCCCAGCGTGGCTATTATCCCGAGGGAACACCTTTTGAAAATTATGCAGAGGATTTTGTACAGGGTTGTTTGATAGGAGCCTGGCCCAATGTCTTTGCTTTGATCAAAGAGAACAGGGAGATACCTTTTTAAGTTTAGAGAACTCAATGTAGTTTAAATAATATTTAACAAATAAAGGAGAATAAAATAATGGCATTTGAACAATTAGGACAAGCAGTACCCGTAGAAGAAAGAGAATTAGGTTGGGACGATACTATCGAAAAGGAGAGCGCCGGTTTTATCATTCTGCCGGAAGGTGATTATGAATTTAAGGTATTAGAGTTCCAACGTACCCGTCATGAAGGCAGCGAAAAGTTACCGCCCTGCAATAAAGCTGTAATAACTTTGGTAGTTGAAACACCAGAAGGCGAAGCCCGCATCAGGCATAACTTGTTCTTACATTCTCGGACGGAAGGCATGATTTCAGCTTTCTTTATCGGTATTGGGCTAAAAAAGCATGGTGAACCTTTGAAAATGGATTGGCCGCGGGTAGTTGGTCGAAAGGGCAGGGCCAAGATCGGTATCCGCATGCACGATGGTAAGCAGTATAACGAAATTAAACGCTTTTATGATCCTGAAAATACAGCGGCAACAGCACCTACTGCGGCAGCACCGCAGCAACAAAACTTATATCAAGGACAACCGCAGGCCGCTCCTGCGTTTCGGCCCGGAGCTTTCTAATGCAGCTGCGTCCATATCAGGAAGAAGCTAAACAGGCTATTTTTGACGAGTGGAATAAAGGAATAAACCGCACCCTGTTGGTATTGCCGACCGGGTGCGGTAAAACTATAGTCTTTGCAAAGGTTACAGAGGAACAGGTTAAACAAGGTGACCGGGTACTGATCTTAGCGCACCGTTTTGAACTGCTGCAGCAGGCCTGTGACAAAATCGAGCAGGCTACAGGTTTAAAATCGGCTATGGAAAAAGCTGAATATACCTGTATGGGAAGTTGGTATCGTGTGGTAGTAGGTTCTGTCCAGACGCTGATGCGCGAGAAGCGGTTAAACGGATTTGCAAAGGATTTTTTCGATACGATCATCGTCGACGAAGCACATCATGTACTTTCAGATAGCTATCAGAAGGTGCTGGAACATTTTGACAGCGCTAAGGTGCTTGGTGTTACTGCAACGCCTGACAGAGGCGATATGCGTAATTTAGGGCAATGTTTTGAGAGCCTTGCTTATGAATATACGCTGCCTAAAGCTATCAAAGAAGGTTATCTGTCACCTATCAAGGCTCAGACTATTCCTCTGAAATTAGATTTGACAGGTGTCGGGACCCAGGCCGGTGATTTTAAGACCAGCGATCTGGGAACGGCTCTCGATCCATATCTGAATCAGATTGCTGAGGAAATGGCTAAAATTTGTATGGATAGAAAGACTGTAGTTTTTTTACCACTTGTCAAGACCAGCCAAAAGTTTAGGGATATTTTGAATGGTATCGGTTTCAGCGCTGCCGAAGTAAATGGTAACAGCGATGATCGCGCAAAGGTGCTGAGTGATTTTGAAACCGGTAAATATAACGTACTTTGTAATTCAATGCTTTTGACAGAAGGCTGGGACTGCCCGGCGGTTGATTGTATTGTTGTATTAAGTCCGACGAAAGTAAGAAGTTTATATTGTCAGATGGTGGGCCGCGGTACCAGATTGGCGCCAGATAAAAAAGAACTGCTGCTACTGGATTTTCTTTGGCATACAGAACGCCATGAACTGTGCCGACCGGCGCATTTGATTGCGACAAATGAAGATGTGGCCAGAGCTATGACTGAAACATTACAGGACGCAGCATGTCCGTTAGATTTGGAAGCAGTGGAAAAGCAGGCTTCTGAAGATGTTGTTGCCCAGCGGGAAGAAGCTTTGGCGAAACAGTTGGCAGCAATGAAACAGCGTAAGCGTAAACTGGTGGATCCGTTGCAGTTTGAAATGAGTATCCAAGCAGAGGATCTGTCAAGCTATGTACCAGCATTCGGTTGGGAAATGAGCCCGGCCAGTGAAAAGCAACTTAAAACATTAGAGAAGTTTGGTATAAATCCGGATGAGATCGATAATGCCGGTAAAGCTGCGAAAATACTTGATCGTTTGGATAAACGCAGGAATGAAGGATTAACGACACCGAAACAGATCCGGTTTTTAGAGGGTCGTGGGTTCCGGCATGTCGGTATCTGGTCTTTCGAACATGCCAAGAAACTGATAGACAGGATTGCTGCCGGTGGCTGGCGTATTCCGGCAGGCATTGATCCACGGATTTACAAGCCTGAATAAAGGAGAACATCATGGAGAATAAATTGGATTTGCTGCCGCTGCTTGATTATATCGATCCGAGCGTTCTTGATTATCAGGAGTGGGTCAATATTGGCATGGCGTTGAAAGCAGAAGGTTACAGCGTGAGCGTGTGGGATGATTGGAGCCGGCGAGATGCTGGAAGATACTACGCAAATGAATGTCGAAAAAAATGGGAGACGTTCAGAGGTGATACCAGCGCACCAGTAACGGGTGGTACGATCGTAGCAATGGCTAAGGATAACGGCTGGACGCCACAGCAGCGTGAAGATCATGAACTTTCATGGGATGATATCATCGGACAAAAAGAAGATATGGTTTTGGTCGATAAGAACTGGATCGAAGGCCAGGAAATAGCGGACCCGGAAAACTGGGATCCGGTAAAAGAACTGGTAACTTATCTGGAAACTTTATTCGACAGTACGGAAAATGTTGGCTATGTAACGGAATCATGGCAAAAAGACGGTAAATATTTACCATCAAAGGGCTGTTCTGACAGGACTTCTGGGCAGCTCATTGAGCAGCTTAATAAATGTAAGGGTGATATCGGCGGGGTGCTTGGCGATTATAACCCTGAGTGCGGCGCATGGATACGTTTTAATCCTCTTGATGGTAAAGGCGTGAAAAACGACAATGTGACAGAATTTCGGTATGCTCTGGTCGAATCGGACAAGATGGATATAGCCAAGCAGAATGAAATTATCCGGACACTGGAACTGCCGGTGGCCTGCCTGGTACATTCAGGGAAAAAGTCGCTGCATGCTATTGTTAGGATCGATGCAGCAGACTATGCGGAATATCGTAAACGTGTTGATTATCTTTACGCTGTTTGTAAGAAAAACGGCCTTGAAATCGATACCCAAAACCGTAATCCTTCGCGGCTCAGCAGAATGCCGGGTGTGATGCGTCAGGGACACAAGCAGTTTTTAGTTGATACCAACATCGGCAAAGCCAGCTTTGTAGAATGGCAGGAGTGGATTGAGGCGGTCAACGATGATCTTCCGGAACCGGAAAGCATTAGTGAGATTTGGGATAATTTACCGGAGCTGGCAAAACCGCTGATTGATAATGTATTGCGACAGGGGCATAAAATGCTCATTGCAGGGCCGTCTAAGGCAGGCAAAAGCTATGCTTTGATAGAGTTGTGCTGCGCGATTGCCGAGGGCCGTCAGTGGCTTAATTTTAGCTGTACAAAGGGTAAAGTTTTATATGTGAACCTTGAACTTGACAGGGCAAGTTGTTTGCATCGTTTTAAGGATGTTTATACGGCAATGGGGTGGGAGCCGAGCAATTTGTCTAATATCGATGTATGGAATTTGCGTGGCAAGTCGATTCCGATGGATAAGCTGGCGCCAAAGCTGATCAGGCGTGCCGCAAAGAAGAATTATATTGCTATCGTTATCGATCCGATTTATAAAATCATCACCGGTGACGAAAACAGTGCTGACCAGATGGCGCATTTCTGTAATCAGTTCGATAAGGTTTGTACGGAACTGGGCTGCGCTGTGATCTACTGCCACCATCATTCAAAGGGTGGCCAAGGCAGTAAAAAATCTATGGACAGAGCTTCAGGGTCAGGAGTATTTGCCCGTGATCCTGACGCACTGCTTGATTTGATAGAGCTGGAACCAACAGAAGAATTACTGAAGCAGGAAGAAAATAAAGTAATTTGCGCCGAGTGCTTGGCGTATTTAAAACGATATTACCCTGCCTATATACAGGATTTATCGCAGGATGACGAGTGCAGCAGCGCTGTACTGTTGGAATACTGCCATAAGATGCTTGGCAATAATACTAATATTGAGCTTGTGAAAACGGCGATTCCGGCGGCCAAACAGAGGGTGCGGCAACGTACAGCGTGGCGCATTGAAGGGACTCTACGTGAGTTTCCGAAGTTCCCGCCGATCAATCTTTGGTTTAATTATCCTGTGCATTACGTTGATGATATTGGAAGTCTAAAGGATATTGAACCTGACGACGGGCAGGGACCAGCCTGGCAGCGGAATTTCAAAAAGAAGAAGTCACCGGATGATTTGAAAAAAGAACGAATAGTAGCATTACAAAAAGCTTTTGAAGCAGAAAGTTTTGGTGGGACTCCGACAGTAAAAAGCCTGGCCAGTTATTTAGATGTGACGGAAAAAACGGTGAAGAATCATATTCGAGAAAGTGGAATGTTTGCAATAAGCAATAATGGAGAAGTCGTTCGGAAAACGGAAAAAGTCGAATGATTTTCCTTTTCCGAATTGGAAAAAGTCGAGTGTTTTTCCACGACGCCGTTTTCTGACAATTTGGAAAAACTCGAACATTATCGAGAATTTCCGAATCGGAAAAAGTCGAGCGATTATCGAGATTTTCCTTGAGTGAATGTTCACTAATATTATATACGCGATATACGCGCGCGCGATGTATCTATATATGATTAGTCATTGTAGGTTGTATTCCTATACAACAAAAGGATTTTCCGCCTTGGCTTGGCGGGAAAATTCCTTTCGGTTGTAGGAAGAGGTATACCGCGCGAAAGGAAAAAGGAGCGAATGAAAAATGAAAAATAGTAAATACTGGGAAACTGAAAAAGGAGAAGTTGTAAAATTCGGTAATAGCTTTATGCGTTGTTATGAGAAGGCTGGAAAATTACAATTTGGTTTTATGAAAACAGACGGAACTCTTATCGTAAAAAATACAATTGACCGAAAGGAATTGCTTGAAAGTAAAGAAGGCGCTGACTATTTGCTGGCTACGATTCAAGAATGGCGGGAAGCTTACGAAAGAGGAGCATATGATGATTGAGTTCTTTATTCAGATGAAACTGCCAACAGTTACGCATCAGCAGAAAAAGGTCCATGTTGTAAACGGTAAGCCACACTATTATGAACCTGACGCACTTAAAGATGCCAGGCAGAAGTTTAGTGCGCACCTGGCAGCTTATGTACCTGAAAAAAAGCTGACCGGTCCGATAAGGCTTTTGACTAAATGGTGCTATACAGCTATAGGGAAACATAAGAACGGCGAATATAAAATTACAAAGCCGGACACTGATAATATGATTAAGCTGCTTAAGGATGTAATGACTGGGCTCGGCTATTGGACAGACGATGCACAGGTAGCAAGTGAGATTACAGAAAAGTTTTGGTCAGAGCAGCCAGGGCTTTATGTACGAATTGAGCAATTGGAGTAAAGGAGCGTGATTAGAATGGCACATAAGTGTAAGGGCTGCGTGTGGAGCCGTCAGGTAAGCGAGAATAAAGTTTACTGCCGCAGGGTAAATTGTGTAAAAGAAAATCGATTTCGGAGCGTGATCGGTATGTTAGGGCAGGTGCAGTACGGTCATCAGCTGAGCGAATCTGAAAGTGCTGCGATAGATATTGCTGCAGATGTTTTACGGACAGAGGGGTGATGCGATGCCTACGGACGAAATAAAGGAAAGATTAAAAAATGCATGGGTCTGGCAGAAACAACTTGAAGCGGATTTGCAAATGCTGCAGGATCTAAGAGATTTGGCAGAGCAGATAACCCCAGTCTACAGTTTGGCGCCTGGGGGCGGTAGCAGTAACGACAAATTGGGCGGTACAGTTGCGAAGATGGCTGACGTGGAAGTATCTGTTCAAAGCGATATTAGGATGCTTACAGAGGCGCTAGCGGCGACAAGAGCGCTAATAAAAATGCTTGACGACGAGAAGTTGCAGCTGATATTGTTCAAACGGTACCTGAATTATCAGCGTTGGGAGGTTATTGCTGCGGATTTGGGGTATAGCTGGCGACAGGTACATAGATGTCATGCTACAGCATTAAAATTTTTAGAAAAGATGTCATAGAATGTCACATACTTGACGTGTTATAATGTATGTGTAGAAATTGACAAAAGCCGTTGATCTGGTTAAGGATCAGCGGCTTTTGTGGTATAATAAAACCATCTAAAAATGGATGGTGATAGGTAAAAATGAACAATGATCTAGCAAATGAGTTGATGGATGAAAGCAGTAGTTTTTTTGTCTCAATACACGATTTTATTAGAGAATCTACAAGTAGCTTTAATAAAACTAATAATAAATCAACAATTGAAAAAGATGTTACTATAAAATATATGGTTGAGTGGTTAAAAATTTTAGATAGTATAGCAATTTTGTTTTATCAGGGAAGAGTTGATAGTGCACAAGTTTTAACGAGAACTTTGTTTGAAATAACATTGCAATTATGTTATTTAACCAAGGATAAGAAGTATGTGAGAGATAAAGCTGGATACATTATTGTGGTAGCTGATATAAAAAAATATAAGTATAATAAAGTTTTGCTTGAAAATAAAGAAAAATATAAACTTGATACACAAGAGGAAAAAATAAAAAATGAAGAAATAATAACCAATCTTAGAAATAGTAATATTTTAGAGATAAGAGAAGCATTTGAATTTATTGAAAATAAAATATTGTTTAGAAAGAAGAATATAAAAGAATGGTATGAGATATATTCTAGTAGACATGATATGATTCATATAGGAAGCAATAGGCAGTTGTGTAAAGCTATTGAATTTTATGATGGCGAAAAAGAAAAAGAAATTCTTGTATATGATCTTGTATATGATATATTATCTCAACAAGCGCATGGTATCACGGCTATTGATAGTTTTCGTATTATAGATGGAGAACAAAGGTTTCGTAAATATGATTGCTTATCAAATGGAGCCTGGCAGATTAATTCAATATATAAAATGCTATTAAAAATAGTTGGAACATTGAAGAGCACTTTTGATGAAGAGTTTTATATTGACAGAGAATTATTGGTCAAGTACAACGAAGAAATGCGAAGAATAAAGGAAAAATGGAATAAAGCGTTTAAAAGCAGTCAAGATTAAGCACTCACTAAAGTGGGTGCTTTTCTTATGTCCATCCTCAGGAGAATTTTCATAGGTTCTTTCTGTGGATAACTTTCTTTGAGGGTCTTTCGAGCCCCGAAAAAGGTTTAGATAAAAAAATATTTTTTCTTATTTCCTTCCCTTGGTGGTAGACTGGTGGTGAAAATAGACGTGGCGAAAATGCTGAAACGTGGCTCTGCAAGAGAGCTTGCCGAATTATTGGGGATCAGCGAAAGACGCGTAAATCAGTTGGTAAATGAGGAAGTTTTGCATCGTGAAATAGAAGGCGACTTCATTTTGACAATGGCAATAGCTTCGTTCTACGAAAATAAATATTCTGGTAAAGATGAAGATGCTTATTGGTCTGAAAAAGCACTGCATGAAGCTGCAAAACGTAAACTTGCTGAACTTGAATTGGCACGACGGCAAAATCTTTCACATGATGCGGCAGATGTCGAAAGGGTTATGACAGATATGTTATCTAAGTTGCGCAGCCAGCTTTTGGTGATACCAGCTAAGATGGCCGCTAGATTGGAAAATCATAGTAGAAGTGTTATTATGACTGAGCTTTCTAAAGAAATTAAGTCAAGGTTAACTGAGCTTAGCGATTATGATCCGGAGATATTTAGTGATGAAGAAGACGGTTGAACTTTTTAAGAAAATTTTAAAACAGTCAATAATGCCGTTATCTGATCAAACAGTATCGGAATGGGCTGATAGCTATAGGATGATATCTGGCGAAGCTGCTGCAGAGCCTGGGCGATGGCGAACAAATCGTGCTCCGTATCAAAAAGCCATTATGGATGCTTTTACTGAACCAGGCATAACTAGGGTGATTGCAAAGACCGCATCTCAGGTTGGAAAGTCCGATATCATGAACAATGTTATTGGTCGGTTCGCGCATCTGGCCCCCGCACCAATAATGATGATCCAACCAACTATTGAAACATCACAGGACTATAGTAAATCACGTATAGCGCCGATGATCAGAGATACAAAAGTATTGAGAGATATTTTTAAAGACGTAAAAAGCCGTGATGCCGGCAATACTATCCTTTCTAAACAATTCCCTGGCGGCAGGCTGATTATGGCGGGGCCTAACAGTCCAGCCGGTCTTGCCAGTAAGCCGATAAAAATACTGCTGGCAGACGAAGTTGATCGTTTTCCAAAAAGTGCTGGAACAGAAGGCGATCCGGTCAGCTTGGCTGCAAAACGTATGACTACATTTTGGGACAGCGTAATGGGTCTATTCTCAACACCGACTAATGCTGGAGACAGTCGAATAGAAGATGAGTATATAACAGGGACTCAGGAAGAGTGGCAGCATCAATGCCCAAAATGCAAAGAGTGGCATTTAGTCACGCATCGGGATATGCATACTGACTACGACTGTTCTGTTGATAAAAAGGGAACAAGGCAGGTTATCGTTAAGTCAGTTATTTGGCGTTGCCCAGATTGCGGGTTTGGGTTTACAGAAACTGAAATGCGGCAGGCTGCACAAAAATATATTGCACAGAACGCTTCGGCTCTCGCTAAGGGGGTACGGAGCTTTTTTGTTAACTGTTTTGCATCACCTTGGGTGAATTGGTCAGATGTAATGCAGGAATGGTTGGAAGCCCAGGGCGATCCAGAGCGTGAAAAAGTAGTTGTTAATACTCGTTTTGGAGAAGCATATGAGCGCAAGGGAAATTTTGAAAGCCATGAGCAGTTTATGCGCAGGCGTGAAAACTATGGCGCCGAGCTGCCGGAAGGCGTGCTGCTTTTAACAGCGGCCGTTGACGTACAAGACAACAGGCTCGAGTATGAGATTTGTGGCTGGGGAATAGCTGAAGAATGTTGGGGAATAAAAAAGGGCACTATTTTGGGCGTGCCGGATACACTTAAAGTGTGGGATATGCTGGACGAACAGCTGGATAAGGAATATCACTTTGCGTCAGGTAAGGGTCTTTTGGTAGCCAGGACGTTTATAGATTCCGGCGGTCACTACACGAAAGAAGTTTATGCGTACTGTAAAAAACGATTTGTAAGGCAGCGTTTTGCTATAAAAGGTTCATCGACACCAGGAGTGCCGTTATTGCATAAGTACGCTAAGGTTAAAACCGTAAGGGGACATACGATACCGCTGGTAATGTTGGGCACAGATAGCGGCAAACAATATGTTATGGATCGGTTATCGATTGAAGAGCCTGGACCTAAATATTTTCATTTTCCGCTTGATAAGAGTGATAGCGTAACTGTACAGCTAACTCGCGGCTACGATGAATTTTATTTTAAAGGCCTCATATCTGAAACGAAAGAGCCTCGTCGGAAAAATGGAGTATTAGTATATCAGTGGGTAAATATAGCTAAAGATAAACGGAACGAGCCTTTGGATCTGCGGGTTTATAACCTCGCATGTATGTTAAGCGTAAACCCTGATTTCGAAGCTTTGGAAAAATTGATCAACAGCCCGAATGTAATCAAAGAACAATCGGTAAAATCTAAACTGAAAAACAAGCCTAAAGGCGGCTACGGCTGCATTAGAAAAGGTGTGAGGGGTGATTATTAGTGGCGAGTACGGTACTTAATGAACGGTTAAAGCAGTATTTGTCTGCAGAACAGTCTATTTTGGTAGCAGGGCAAAGCTACAGAATTGGCAATAGAACGCTGACAAGAGCTGATTTATCAGAAATAAGAAAAGAAATAAATGATCTTATTGCTGCAGGAGCGACTACGGATGAGGCAATGTATCCAAGAGGACATCGAACAAAGCAAGTTATTATGCGGGATTAGGAGGATAGATGATGGTGAAACGTAAAAAAGCAATACCGGCTAAGGCTAGGCATCCTACTACAAAGGCACACGTGCCTGTAATTATTAACAGCGGCTATTCAGAAGGCGGCGCCAGTAGGACACGAAGTACTTTACGTGGCTATAATCCATTGAAATCCAGTACAAAAGCAGATGTTGATGTAAATTTGGCAACATTAAGAAACCGTAGTGCAGATTTAGTATGTAATTCTCCGCTTGGTTCAAGTGCTATTAATACTTCGCGAAGCAATGTTATAGGTGCGGGTCTTAAGGTTTCTCCTAAAATAGATTATAGGTTGCTGGGATTGACTGCAGAGGAAGCTAAAGAGTGGCAGCGTCAGGCGTTTCGTGAATTTAACCTTTGGGCAAACAGCACAGCTTGTGATTTGTATCGAAAGAATAACTTTTTTGATATGCAGGATATTGCATATATGAGCTATCTTGTAGATGGTGACGGGTGGGCCGCGATCAAGGATCGCAGCCCGGGACCCGATACACCGTATTTGTTT